TCCACGCCATAGAGCAGGCGCTTCTTGCCCGCCATGACGTTGAGCGCCCGGCGCGGACCGGCGAGCACGTCACCGTTGTAGACACCGGCCGGGTGTGTGAGTGTGAACACCTGGGCGGTGGTGCCGTCGCCGGTGAACTGCTCGACGACGGTGGCGCCGGGGTTGTAGAAGATCGAGTCGGTCCGCAGCGTGAACGTCTGGTTGGCGTTGTCCTGGAGCCCGAAGCGGTAGGAAATCGACTCCAGCGTGCATTGCGGGATCGCGATGGACTCGACCACCTGGAACGGCGCCGGGTCGTCCTTGCCGGGAAGCCACTGGCTGGCGATGTCGATGGGGAGCGGGTTGGTCAGGTCGTACGGCGCCGAGGAGCCACGGGTGATCAGCGCCTCCGGCGCCGTGGTCACGTCGTAGCTCTCCATCGTGAACGTCAGGTCCGGCGTCCCGTGGGTGACCGCGACGGACTGGTAGTTGCCCAGTTCGTTGATGCGGTTCGTCGGGATGTTGAGGTTGCCCGGTCCGGCCGTCTGGAGCCGCTGAACGAGCACAGTGTCGCCCGTGTGGATGATCTGCCCGTGCTTGATCGCCATGCTGTGGCTCCTCCGTTACGTCGCCTCTCACTAGTGGCATCGGCGCTGGCCGGAAAGCCTTCGACTCAGAAGCCGAAGTCGGCGCTCCGCAACGGGCGTCCGTGGTACGCCTTGAAGGTCGCTGGCAGGTCGATCGGCTGCCCGGTCGGCCCGGTCACCTGAGTGAACTCCTCGCGGTAAATCTGCTCGAACAGGCCCGAGTCGCCAACCTCGTTGACCGCGTTGTAGAAGTACCAGTGGGCCTGCGTCGGGTGCTCGATCACCCAGGCGAAGAAGCGCTTCTGGTTGAACGGCGGCGTGTCCCATTCGAGAATCAGCGGACGGCCGGACTTCTCACCTGGGATCGGCCCCTCGATGCCGACGCGGCCCCGATCGGCGCGCGGCGCCCGCGTCCAGTAGCCGTAGGCGATGCGCCCGAGCAGGCCGGGTGCGCCCTCCTCGACCGGCCGCCAGTAGCTCGCCTGCGCGTCCATCCAGTCGGCGACGCCGATGATGATGCGCTGGGAGTCGGCATAGACGGCGCCTCGGCCCAGGATCGCCTTCTCCAGCTTGCCGGTCTTTTGCAGCGGCCGGACGGTGGACTCCTCCAGGTTCTTCGCTGCCTTCTGCTGGATGGCCTCGGCGATGCGCAGATTGGCCCGGTAGATGGCGCCGTACGCCCCGGCCTGCCACGAGCGGTTGTCCAGGGTGCGTGCCAGGCGCATGACCGGGGTCCGCTCGACCGAGACGTAGACCTCGCCAAGCGGAACGCGAGTCGGCCCCGGCATCCGTCCTCCCTACAAACGCCCGTTCACAGACGCGAGACCGTCTCGTGGATGTCGTGCAGCAGGTCCCACACCTTCTGGTTGGTCACGCCTGTGGCGTCCTCGCCCTCCAGCGCCTTCACCACGTCGAGCACGTCGTCATAGAACGCCGCGATCGAGTCGAGCACCTTCTGGCGCAACTCCTCCTTCTCGCGACGGTCAAGCTCGGGATACCACGCGGCGCGCTCACAGAAGCCGAGGATGGACCCCGCGAGCCGCTGCCGACGCTGTGACAGCAGCCGCTTCGGGTCCATCACGAAGTGTCTCCCGTTCCGCCGACGAAGTAGACCGTTGCGGTGAACGTCACGATCCGCCAGCGACGGCGCCACTCTGCCTGCTGTGTGCCCGACGCCCACTTCGCCTCGATCAGCCGCGCCTCGCACGTCTGGTCGGTCAGCAACGCCGACGACGCTGGCGGTGCGGGCGTGAGTGAGAAATCGTAGAGCGGGATGTAGCGGCTCGTGCTGAGCACCGCGCCTTGCAGGATGCCCACGATGTCGTCGCCGATGTTCAGCGCCGTCGAACGGTCCTCACCGTAGATGTCGAAGAACACCGGGTAGTTGATGCTCGACAACCCGCCACCGAGTTCCTGGGCAGCAGCGTCCGGCACATCGCCGACCGTCAGGCCCACGGTGTTGACCACCTGCGGGCCGCCACCGGCAACGATCTTCTCAACGTCGTGATCGTCGTCGAAGTGGATCGGGTTCTGTGCGAAGCCAGGCGGGTCGGTCATCCACCCGAGCGACGTAAGCCCGGTGACGACGTGCAGCCCCACACTCGCCTTGAGTGCTCGGGTAGGCCAGCGGATCATCGCGACCCCTCCCCGACGCACAGCAGATGGTGAACCGCGACAACGCCGAGGCCACCCGCCAGCAACTCACGCGAGAAGTCGTAGCGAAGCCCTTGGTAGGCAACGAACTCAAAGCCGACAACAGTTGCGTAGTCCTCGTCGAGCAACGTCACGACGATGGCCTGGCCGAACGTGCCGATGCCCGTCTCGGTCGGGTTGCCTGCCGCGTCCTCGATCGAACACGTCACCTTCACCGGGTCCTTCGGTCCGGCGTCCTCGGTGACGGTCGTTGTCGGCGCGTACGGCACGCCCGTGGAGTCCACTGGGCCGGTAGCTGTGCGCGTCTTGGGGAAGTAGAACGTGGCTTGCTGGTCGGCGTCGTTGGGGGCGCCCATCGTCATCGCAAAACGGATCGCATCCCGAAACTGGTCAGGGTCGAATCCAGGGATCGGTCCCGCCACGTCACGTCAACTCGATCGCAGGCTCGTAGCGGTAAGGCACCCGCGCCATCGCCTCGACCGGGTAGAGCGTGCCGAGCCGGATCGCGTAGCCGTCGTGCATGTAGACCGGCCGTGCGGTGGGCTTGCGGGCCTGGACGAGCAGGTCGTTCTTCTCGGCCTGCATCTCCTTGAGCCGCTCGACGAGGATCGACGGCCCCTTCTGCGTCTCGAACTCCTCGTTGCCGCTCTTGGCGCGAAAGACGGTGTTGAGTTCCTTGATCTGGTTGGACACGAACTTGATGCCCGAGTAGACGACGACGAGCGCCATTGCCGCCATCGAGATCGCTGGAGTGGGCACAGCCGTGTCGGGGTCGCATTCCACGCCCGGCAGCCACCCGTCGAGCCGTGCCTTGTAGAAGCCGTCCACGAGCGCCATTGCCAAGTCCTCGTCGGTGGTGTTGGGGAACACCGTCGCGAAGGTGCCTGGCACCGCGACCTCGCGCTTGAGCCAGCCGACCTGTGTGTGGAAGTCGGTGACGGTGGGCGCCGGAGTGGTCACACTATCTACTTCGACTCAGCGGGTAGATGCTTCGACTCCGGCAAGTGACTCCGCGCCGGAGACGGACGTTTCAGGTGCCCTGCGGCTCGGCCCTGAGTGCCTTGTCGGCCTCGGTCTGGCGAATCGTGACGCGGAAGTTCTCCAGCGCCTCCTCGATCGCCTTGAGTTGGCTCGCCGTCGCGTCGGCCTCCGGTGCGATTCGGGCGACCTGGCGCAGCGTGGCCTCACTGAGCGCGTTGACCCACACCTTGAAGGCGTTGCCCTTCTTGGTGTCCAGGGCCTCCACGATCTCATCGACCGTGAGCCCACCCGAGGGCTTGGTCTCGGTCTCGAACCGCTCCTTGATCTCGTCCGGCACATTGCGCACCGGCCGCAGGAAGCCGTTCTTGAAGATGTCCAGAGCCGACGACGAGCACCGCTCCTCGTTCAACTCCTCGCGCTCGGCCGTGGAGACCTGCACGCGCTGTCCGACGCGGCCTCCGACCACGGTGGCCTTCTCGCCGCCACGCTTGTCGTAGCGGTTGACGCTGACCTGACTCTCGGTCGTGGTCTCCCACGTCTCGATGTTGGTCATGGCGTTGATGTCGGCGAGCTTTGGCATGTGTCTCCTCCGGTCCTCGTCCCACTCAAGCGAGTGGCCCCGGCCAGGGTAACCAGCCGGGGCCACTCATCGCCTACAGCGACGCGCTATCCGATCAGAACAGCGGCGGGTAGGTGCTCGCCGTGCTCGGCGTGATCGAGGTGTCCACGATGCGCCGGATGCGCCACGGGAACATGATCATGCCGCCAACGTCACGACGGGCGACGTAGTGCCAGTACCAGTTCAAGTCCTCCGTGGACTCCTTGAACAGCAGGCCGCCGAAGGTGTTGAACTCGCCAGCGTTGCCCGCGAGCACCCACAGTTCGTTGGCCGGAAGGTACGGCACGTTGTCGTCGTCGAGGAAGTTGGTGACCGTCTGGATGTTGGCACCACGGTAGATGCCGAGACGGCCTCGCTGACGAATCTCCTCCAGCGTCTCGTTCGAGTAGCCGGAGAAGTTGGTGATCTGGCCGGTCATCGTCTGGCGACCCAACAGGGTCACCGGACCGCCGCCCTGACCACCACCCATGTCCGCAATCGCGTCGAGCGCGCCGTTCACCGCCGTCTGGCCGAGGCCAGCACCGGAGATGTAGAACGGCGAACCTGACGGGACCGCTGCCTCCATCAGTTGGATGAGGCGGCGGTTGAGTTCCGCCTCCAACCGAAGCGTGCCGAGCCGAACAAGCTCGGCCGAGGTCTCCGCGAAGTTGATGCGGAGCTTGTCCTCCTGCTCGCTGACGTGGAAGCCGATCATGTCCCGAGGAAGCTCGAACTCCGACGTGCGAAGCTGGCTTTCCTCGATGTAGCCGCCACGAGCGAGCCAGAACGCCTTGAGACCGCGCGTCTGGCGGATGATGCGCCGGTCCTCGAAGTTGAGGTTCCGGTAGTTGATGTACTCGCGGAACAGGGACTCGCTCTCGAAGTTGTATTCGATCGAGTCGCGAATGTCGGCAGCGCGCTCCTGCCGCCAGTCACGGTTGTCCCAGTTGTCGCGTGCCTCCTCGTTGACCGCGTTGACGAGGTTCTGGTACTCCTCGCGCTCCTCGCGGGTCATCCGAGTCTCGTCCGTGCGAGTAGCCCCGTTGAGGAGCGTTGTGGTTGCGTCAGCCATTTCTAGTGCTCCTCCTCTCAGGACTCGTCGCCGAGCAATGTGACCTCGCAGAACGCGGCCCCGTCGTCAACCTTCACGACCTGGAACCACGACCCTGCCGGACGTGCGCCTGCCGCGCCGGTCACGTGCCACTGGGTGCCGTTCCACCCCAGGTAGTCGCCAAGGACGACACCTGCGGCACCGAGGCCAGAGACCGGGTTGATTGCCGCCATCGGCGTGCCATCAGGCAGCGTCCGAGCGGCGACGTTGCGGAACCAGAACTTCGATCCCGCGCCGCCACCGATGACGGCGTAGCGGCCGAGTTGCGCGTACGCGAGGTACGCGGTGTCGAACCGCAGCGGCGAGTTGATGGAGCCGACCGGGCCGGTCACGAGGAACTGGTCCTCGTAGATCAGCAGGCCGGAGATGCCTGACCGGAGCACCTCACCGTTGGCGCCCTGCTTCATGAAGCCGTCGTTCGCGAAGTCGATCGCGACGGCGGTGCCGAGAAGCAACTGGGAGCCCGTGGCGGGCGTCTTGAAGCGACCCTCGCGGATCGCCATGTCCTCATCCCAGCGGCGAACGCCGAAGTGAGGACCGTAGTTGGATGCCATCTTGCGCTAGTCCTCCCCTCAGCCCCGTCGCCCACCGAACGCCGACGTGCCCCGGAGGAAGGACTGAGCCTTCGATCCGGCAGCGCCGCCGCCATTCGTTGACGATCCGGCCATCGCGGTCTCGCGAGGCGGCGTCGTTGTGGTGGTGGTCGTTGCGGTCTTGGTGCCGCCCTGCGCCGGAGCGACCGTGACACCCTCGAAGGCTGAGGCGAACTCACCCTTGTAGGTCTCGAAGTCCTCGTCGGACATCAGCGCGATCTTGTCGAGGCGGGCGACCTTCTTGTCGCCGTGTGCGACCTCCTGGGCGAACCAGTCGTCCGTGAGGTGCGCCGCGACCTCGCGAAGCGCCGACTTGCGGCTCTCGCGACGGCTCGCCGCCGTCTCGGCCTCCTGCGCGGCTTCCCGCGCTGAGGCCAACTCGCCTTCGGCCGTGGTAGCTCGCTGCTCCAGGGCCGACTTCTCGGCCTCCAGAACGTCGATCTTCCCCTGGGCCTCGTCCCGGTCAGCTTCCGCCTTCTCCGCGCGCTGCGTGAGTGCGGCCGTCTGCTCGGTGACCCGCATGTTGACGATCGCCTGGATCGCCGGGTCATTGAGGTCCACAGTGGCCGAGGAGGCGGTTGCTCCCTCTGCCATCCCTGCTCCCTTCGCTGCGGCGGTTTCCGTCGTGACGGAGCAGAACGGACAGTCCGAGGCGTCGTGAGACCCCTCGGGCATCTTGGGGAGCAACTCGTCGTGAAGTTGCTTCGCCCCGTCCTGACCTGCCATCACTGTCTGCATCGGCAGCCCAACGGGAGCTTTCGACCTGGGAACGCCCGTTCGAGGTGTCAGGCAGGCTGGAGAGACTTGCCGAACGCCACGATCTCGGCCATCAGCGCGACCACGCGACCGTCGTCCATGTCGTCGTTGGCCGCCGCCGCTTCGGCGTAGTGGTGCTCGGCCAGCTTCTCCGCTGCCTCGCGCACCTCAGCCGTCGCACCCTTCCAGCCAGGCTTGACCGGAGGCAGGATGACCGCCCCAGCGTTGAAGCGCGGCTGGACGAAGTGTCGCTGCGACGAGCGACCACGCAGATGTGCGCACACCGACGCCGGGTTGAAGTAGACCTGGCGGAACGGATACTCGGCGCCGCAGCCCTGCCAGTGGCCGTCCGCGCTGGTCTCGCAGCGCACCGTGCGGCTCTGGCACTCCATCGACCAGAACAGGTTGCGGGCGCCGGAGGCAATCTCGATCATGCGCGACTCGTAGGGGAAGAACTCCTTCCACACGACCGCGTTGACGCCCAGGAAGTGACGCTGTGAACCCCCGTTTGCAGCCGCCTCGCGAGCCTGCGGCTTGATCAGCTTCGAGTCAGTGAACGTGCCGATGATGTGCCGGTGCCGGTGCAGGAAGTTGACCGGCGCATGGACCGGCGTGCGCTCGCCGTAGTCCAGGTCGTCGCCGGTCCAGTAGGCACCGTTGACGTTGGGCGCGTCAGCCTCGACGAACTTGCCAGTCATGTGCATCAGCGCTTCGTTGCCAGCGGCCTTCTCGTACTCCGCTGCCATCTCGCGCACCGGATAGTCGGACATGCTGGTGACGTTGGTCGCCATGCCCGTCAACAACAGATGGCCGTCGATCTCCGTCAGGAACGAAGCGGCTTGCTCAACCGGCTCGGCCAGCGGTGCGTCCTGGGCGCGCTTGGTGGCGAAGTAGTCGGCAAGCGCGTTGCGTGCCGCCTCCTCGTTGTTGCCGAACCGGCTGATGATCTCGACCGGCTCGCCGCGCTGGTTGACATCGCAGACGCACCATTCGCTTTCGAGCATGAGCACGGTGCGCGTGACAACCGGCCCGTCGTAGAGCGTTGCGCTCACTTGTATCCCTTCGCGGCCACGCGGTCCTTGGCCTTGCCGGTGAACTTCACCTTGGCTGCACGACTGGCGGCGCCCTTGACGTTCGCGTAGAGCGCACGCATGTAGGCGATGGCCTTGTCGCGGTCAGCGAACTGCGCCTTCATGTCACCCGCGTTGTTCATCACGCAGAACATGTTGCCGCGCTTCACGATCTTGTATGGCGCGTTGGCGCCGGATGGTGCGGCGGCTTGCTCGCCGGGCACGCCGTCCGGCAACGAGTAGTGCGCGTAGAGAGTGCTCAGCATCTCCAGCGCCACGTCCTCGCTGGCAATCTCGCCGTAGACCATCGTGTCGTCCGGCAGGTCGCGGCGTACCTCGAAACGTCCGTCTGCGGTGTCCTTGATCGTCCAGTCCGTCATTGCCGTGGCCTGTTCTTCCCTCGGGGTTGGCGAGTTGTCGTCTTTGCCGGTGTCGTCTTGGCCGGTGCCGCTGTTCTCTTGGCCGGTGGCGGTCCACCGCCAGGCGGCTTACCGCCACCACCGCCGCCCGGTGGCAATGCGCCACCACCGTTGTTGCCCGGTCCGCCGTCCGGCGCGAACGGGTTGTTCGGCGAGCCCGGCGTGACGGTGGTCTTGAAGATGGGGTCGTAGTGCTGCGCCTCCATCTCGCGACGACGAGCCTCCTCCTCCTCGTCGTAGCCGATCTCCTCCAGCAACGTCATCCGCGACATGTCGCCGCGTCCGGCAATCGCCACCATCGTCTGGAGAAGCGCCTGATCCGTGTCGAGGTTGACGTTGCGCGGCGTGTAGGTGAGGTTCGGGTCCTCCTCGAACTTCCCCTCGTTGAACGGGTGATCGGTGATGGCGCGACCCAGGTTCTCCTCGTAGTCGCGCTTGATGCCGATACGCCGGTTCTGCAAGCCGCGCGAGATCATCCGGCCGGTCAGTGGTGCCGCGCCGCGCTCCTCACCCGTGTCGAAGGTGAAGGTGCCGAGCAGGCTGTCGCGGATCGACTCGTTGATGACGGCGTACTTGTCGCGGTCCAGCGTGTGGTCCGTCTTGGGCGTGATGATCTCGATGGACAGCGTGTGGTCGCCAATGATGACCGGCAGCTTCGCGACATAGGCGAAGTTGGCGTTGAGTTCGTCCAACTCGGTCTGCGACGCCGGGTTGTCCTTCTCGCCTTTCTTGACGAGCAGGATGTAGTTGGCATTGCCGACAAGGGCAACACGGTCGGCCGCGAGTAGTTGCTGCTTCTGGTCAAGCCAGCGAAACACGCGCTTCATGCGCACATCGGCCCACGGCTTGTAGTGCGGCCGAGTCAGGGTGTGCCGCCAGACGTAGGCGGGGTTCATCTCCAGCAGCATCTCGGGGTTGATCCCGGTGTCGAGCTTGCGAATCATGTCGCGCTCGGTGTCGTCGGGGATGTACTGCCGCGTGAAGAAGTTCGTCATGATCGGGTCGGCGAAGCGGCTGGTCGCACCGCTCTGGATGTTCTGCCAGACCGTCATCTCCGGCTTGGTGGCGACCCACACGAGACGCTCCTGGCCGAACATGAGATTGCCGAGCGGCAACACCTTGGTCGGGTCGAGCAGCGTCAGCGCCATCGGACAGTAGATGCCCTTGTACTCCTTCTTGCGCTTCTGCCCCTTCTTGAGCGTGCCGTCGTCCTCACGCACCGGACGGAAGATCGGTGCTGGAGCGATGCCCGTCATCTCGTCGGCAGGCGGCTCGATCTTCTCCATCTGCGGCGGCCCGTTGCCACGCACGCGGAAGTCCTGAAACCCCCACCACTTGGCGCCGATGTACTCGCTACATCCCATGAGTTCGCGCCAGCAGGCACGGACGAAGAAGTCGAGGTTGACGCGCTGCGCCCACTGGTTGAACACGTCGGCGTCGTCGAAGCTGACGGACTCCCAGTGGATGCCGTTGAGCGCCATCGCCTCGGTGCCATCGGCGACAGCGCCCACCACGTCGTCGTTCTCGATCGCGTGTCGAGCAAGACGCATCTGGTCGAAGATGCTCGCGGGCGGCACGTAGCTGTTGCGGTCCAGCATCGAGTCGCCGGTCACTCCGGCCTTAAGCTTCAAGTCCTCGGTCCAGACCGCCAACTGCGACGCGATCTCGTTCATGGCCGGGCGAACGTCCTCGTAGGTGACGCCTCCGACGCCGATCCACGGCTTGCCCGCCAGCGCACCATGAGGGAAGCGGTGCATGACCAGGCTGGTGCCGGGGATCGGCTCGCTGCCGCGCTCGGTGGCGCTCGCGCGCTCAGCTACCGCCACCGACGTACTCCGTGAACGGGCGTTTGTGGCGCGCTTGGCGGGAGCCCGCTTCGCCGGGGTGGTCTTGCGCGGAGTCTCGGTCACCTACGGATGCCCTCCAGGGCCAGGTCTTGCGCTCTGGCCTCAAGTAGTCGCGAGTGGTTCTTGAACTGCCGGTCGCACTCCTCCAGCAGCGGCACCACGTCCATCGTCCTGAGCTTCGTGTAGGTCCGCTCCCTGATCTCGATGC